TGATGGAGCCTTACCTTTGCCATTATAAAAATCAGCAAATTTATCCATCAATGCGCTTTTTGCATTTGTGATTTTTTCACTAAGTTCGGAATAACCTCCCTCTGGTGCATCCTCTTTTAATCTATCATTGATATTTTTTTCCTGATTTTTTAATCCTACAACTTCCTTTAATTTATCAATATAAAAATCAAAATATCGCTTAATATTGCTAATCTGTATCTGACTATCCCCTCTTTCAATTGCTTTTTTATATTGCTCACCCCACATTTTATATTGAGATTGAATTGATTTGACGGTATCTAATCCTGTTTTACCTTTAGTTAATTCATCATATTGATTTTGCATATTTTCTTTAAACTGAACCTGAACAGTAGCAACCGGATGGAGCATTTCGACCCATGATTCTTTTATATTCAATCCTAACTTTGTCCAAAATCCAGCTCCTGCTTCTACTCGTATTTTCTCTATTTCTGTATTTACTTCTTTTATATGACCTGATAATGTTTTCATATATTCTGCTGAAGCATTTGCACGTTTTCCCATTGATTCTAAAACCAAGGCAAAATTACCGGCAGGATCGCTTTTTGACAATTCCACATTTAAATCAATAACCCCTCGTGTCATACCTGTTTTGATAGACCTTCCAACTCCAGTAGCTGCTGCTTCCAGATCACCCATGTATTTATATGATGAAATAGCATAATTTTCTAAAGCCGGTAATAACTTCATAATACCTGATGCCGATATGCCCATTCCCATCAATATCTGAGATGCATTGTTTATTTGAGTTGCTGTAAATAATTTACTTGATTCGCTTACCCTATCCATTGCCTTTATTGTTGCTTCCCCTCCCCCTGCTACATCTTGAATAAATAATTTAATCATCATTCTGCTTTTTTCAAACTCAATACCTGCTTTCTCTGTTTCTTTTATTTCATTTACAATACCATCTTTTATCATTCCAATTCCCTGTAAAGCAAGTGAACTTAAAGAAAATGCTGCAAACATATCCCTGAATCCGCTACTTAATTTATTAGTATCTCCGACCATCGTATTCAATAATCCGGATGTTCGTTTTCCACTTGCACCAAATTCATTTAATTTCTGACTGCTTAATCCTGTAGCCTTTTGCAGTTCTTTCATTGACTTAACTGATACAGATGACATATTAGTCAATCCCTGCATCTTTTTAGCTGCATCCCCTGTCAAATTTATTGCAAATCCATAGTCAGACATAACCTACATTTTAGGGATCATTAAATTGGAGTATAATCTCAGCACATGTTCTAACATAATATAATCGTCTAAATACTCATTAACGGTTTGATTTTCAACTTCCTCTTTTGTCCTATTTAAAAAAACCCGAAACATTGTTTTTTTTACTTTAACAAAGTCCCGGGTCAATAATGTATTAAATGCCTTTTCTAAATCAGTATTGATTTCATTTATTAACTCATCAATTTGAAAAAAAAAGGTAGTATCTTTTCATGTGCTAACCACAATCCAAAACTTATTACTGCCCCGTTATCATTTAGAAATTCAGTTTTATTCGTTGGAGTAAAATTATCATCAATAATAAGCATCTTTTCAATATACAAATCAGTTAATTCTCTGATTGTTTTCCAGTCAATTTTAGTATTCTTACCTTCAGATTTAAAAACATCCATTACAAGCCATGATATTTCACGCTGATCTGGATCGGTTCGTGAAAGTTCAATAAATTTAACCGTTTTAGTTGTTGGTTGTAATTCCCATTCTTTACCTTCTTTGATTTTTTCAGGATCAAATGTTTTTTCTAAGAATGTGATTTCTTTATCGAAGGTTTCCATTATACAACTTCTAAGCATTCCCAATCAAGTGAAATAAGAGTAGCTTTATCTTTTGCCTTAATATCAACAGATCCGCCATTGATATTCAGATGAACATGGGTTCTTTTTAACGGCCCTGCGGTTGCTACAATCGTAAGTATGGAGTTTTCGATCTGGGTTGCCTTTACATATCCGAGAGTTGAGAGTATGTCTGCCATTTCTCCGTTCTGAATACTTAATTTACCGTCTGTCTTTTCACCATTTCGCTTTAATGCTATCGGTTTTGTTTCACCTACTGCATAATGCTGTTCTGATTCGATAGTATCATTATAAGAAATGTTGTCAGCCGTCAGAATAGGAAAAGTCTTTGTACCAATGATCCAAAGAATCTTATAATCTGCCCCCGTAAGTACTAAGTTCGATAAATCCATAATCTTATAATGTTGAACTGAATTTTATTTCACCGGTTGCACCGCCCATAATCACAGTAGGAACAATCGTTAATGCAAAACCCATTGTTTTTGTTGAAAAGAAACCAGTACCATCAATAACCAATGAACCGCCTGAGAGATCGCCTGTTCCGGTATTTACTGCTTTTGGTTCGATATAAGTCTTTTTGAACTCGGTTTGCTTTGCTTCGATATAACCAGGATCAATTGCACCTGTTCCCAAATCCATAGGAAGGTTTTTACCGATCTGGTTTGTGAAGAAATACTGGCAAGCATCTGCCAGGTAGTTAGCAACCCGGTTATATTCCTGAGTGCTTAACATCTTGATTTGATCTTCACAAGTTGCAGCATCGTTCCAGAAAAAGCCTGAATGTCGTGGCCATGTTCTGTGGAACATATATTGCTTATCTCCGAGTGAGTTAAATTCACTGTCAATCAGGCTTTGAACATCTGTTGATTTTTCAATCAGGTAAACAGTATTTAAAGCACTTGAAAGAGTATAAGCAAGACCGTTAGCAGTAGTTACAGCGATAGTTTGTCCGTTGTAATAAGTAACTCCATTATAAACAGCTCCATCACCCACAACCACATAATTATGAGCATTTACAAGAGTTGTGATCGGAATAGTCAGCGATAATGTACTTAATTTAACTCCTCCGGTTGTAATCGTATCAGGTGAGTATTTAGCAAATCCGTTTGTCATAAATGATCTTGTTCCGTAAACACTACCATCTTCTACACAATTAAAGCCATGACCTATTGAGATTTTTGCAAATCTGCCTAATGCTGCTCCAACGCCTGAAACACCGTTACCCCTGGAACCTGTTAAACAAACTGATACCGAAGGTTTGGCCAGTGTTGCAACTGTTTCAATAGCTGCTATAGTTGCATAAGCTGCATTCTGTGAAGCATTTGCACCGTCAATGATTGCTGACATTTGATAGCCTGCTAAAAACAAAGCATCTAACTGAGTTTGGAGTGGTGTAATTGTATCAGTACAAACTGCCGGTAAATAAGCAGTAGTTGAATTATTTAACGTTGCTGTAAGTCCAAAGCAAAGACCAAGCATCTTAATTTTGTTTGCATAATCAGCCGTTGCAGAGCCTTTTAACAGGTTTGCAAAGGTCGATGAAGCTACATAAGTACTATATGCTGTTGCTGTAACTACTAACCAAAGTAAGGCCCCGTCCCCTGCTTCAGCATAGAATTCTGAAACTTGCTGGTAAACTGCCAGACCATTAGTCTTATCATAAGCATCAGTAATACCCATAACTGCCAGATCATCAACCGAAGTGAGTAGGTATAGTTTATCAAGTATTGTCCCAGTAACCCCCGAAGAAGCTCCGACTGCAATACCCTGACAAAACAAACCCATAACACCGTCTGAACTTAATGGAACTCCGGTCACCTGGTTAACTATGGTTGTATTAACTGTATGTCTCATGACTTGTTTTTTTATTCCGTTTTCTTTGCTGCTTCAATCAGGTCAATCAATTCCGGTTTTGTGGTGGTTTCAGGGAATGCGATTTCAAGTCCGATAGCTTCCAGTTTCAGATCGTCAAACTCTTTTTGATCTGCTTCAAATTCAATGATCTTTTTCGTAAGCCCTGAAACACCAATTTTATCAGAATAATCAATTCCCAAAGTATCAGCCCTGAGTTTCAATTCTGCTAATTCAGGTGAATCTGTTTTGGGTTCATCTGATTTGATTTCTTCATCTTCATCCTTTGGCATTTCAAAAATATCGGTTTTGTTTAGGCTTGCATTTGCTCCTTTTGCCTTATCTTCTTTCTGCTTTGCTGCATAGAACATATCAATAAGGTCTTCTATTGTTTTAGGAACATTGTTTTTTGTTATCAAAACCCTGAATTGAGCATCTTCAAGCGAATATGAAGCACGTTCCAGTCGTCTGTCGCTGCTTTCTAATGCTGTTTTTGTCCTACCATTTACTACTGTATCGGTATAAAGATTGCCATCCCCATGAACATAAACATCACCCTTAGTTTTTGCTAAGAATGCGATTTGTTTCAGATGGTTTAGATGTAATTGATCAAACATGATTTTTGTTATTTATTTTGTTTATTAAAAAGGTTTAAGGTTATTTATTTTTTATTTAATATTAAATTTTGCCCTGCATGTTATCTTCCCTGATACGGTACTTGTTGAACTTGTTACCATCTGTATTTTTAAATATCGGCCTTCCAGTATTGCAGAATCAGCCTTATCCCAAAATACCTGCCAACCTGTTGCGCTACAAGTTAATGCCTTTGTAAATGCTGCGTTAGTATATTTTTGCTTAACTGTTACCCATTCAGAGCTTGTTAAGGTTGTAGGTAGATTGTTTGCCTGGTAAAATGATATTGTAATTGTTGCAGTACCGGAAAGTCTTTTGTTCCAGTATAATTGCATGTAAGGGGCAATCTGATTTATGTGGGTAACCGGGAAAATATAAAAAGCTGAATCAGATACACAAAGTGAATCAACTGCATTTCCGGCAAACTGGATGTATTCGCCCTGATTGATATTTCGGATCGTTTGATAGCCTTTCGCCCTTAATCCGTAACCTTGTGAGAATGAAACAAAAGAGAAAATCGAAAGTAAGATAAAAATTGAAAGTAACTTTTTCATGATTCTGAAATTTAGATTTTAAATAACTTTTTATGTTGAAAATAAGCCGTCTGATAGTTAGTCATA